CATTGTATTACATATTCCTTAATGGTGGAATACCTAACATCGGCCTTTTGTCAAACCTATTTTTTTTAGCAAAAGGACCATTTACATGGTTATAATGAAGAAATACTTGAGCGCAAGTATTACCTTCTAGAGGTTCTCTCCAATGTTCTAATTCGCAACCACTATACACTAACATATCACCAACATCAAGTAAGACTTCTGTACCTGTTGGTGCGTTTGGTTTAATTATATTTTGACGTTCATTGATAACATTATTTGCTTCTGTACCATCTATAAATATAGGCCACTTGTCACCACCTAAATGAACAGTTGTTGATATCTCACAGCTAGGTCTATCTTTGTGTCTATGAAGTGTGTCTCCATGTTTATATATTCTAGCGTAAGAGTATGTTGGTAATAATTCTAATCCTGTTTCTTGTTGCATAATTGGTAATACTTTCATCATTAAAGTTTCCATTACAAAATCTGCATAATGAGAGTATGTATTTGGTATTTGTTGATCTTTCCATGTGCCAAACATACCGTTGTCATATATAATATTATTTTTATACATCCAACTTACTGCATCACGTTTAAGCATAAAATAATTATATATAAAATTAGCTAATTCATAAGAAACAGCATTTTTAATTACTTGAAACTTCATACTATCATACACTTTTGCATAAAATTAAATGATACAGATATTCTTATATCATCAGATTCATTGGGGTCAACACAGTGCATTAACCATGCTGGAAACATAATTAATCGTCCAGCTTTTGGTTCGTAATGTGTTTCTCTCCATAATCTTTGATCTGTTTTGCCTTCTTTTTGTCTTGGTCTACACATAGATGCTGCAGCTCTAGGATCATCTATTTTTAAATGTCCAGAATTTTTAGGTGCTTTTATGTAATATACACCAGACCATAAAGAATTAGGGTGTTGATGAGCACGATTCATGGTTCCTGGTGGATTAATGTTAGCCCACATATTACCTAAAAAAGGCTCTGAGTCTAAATATTCTTGTTGATACACAGTTTTTTGTGCTTCATATAACATACTTACTAAATCTTGATACTCAGGTTTTAGATTCATGTCTGTTGTTGAATGCCAACCTTTAACATTCGTTCTAGTTATACCTTTGTCTTTGTTAGACCAATCAATAATATCTTTTTCTAGTTGTTGATTTAAAGTTGGATGCTCTATGTCAGCAATATAAATAGGAGTTGGAAACCAAAGTTCTCTAAACATTATTTAAACGGAGTGCCTCCAAACCACATTACAAGTGATTGTCTTTTACCACGTATAACAGGTGTAACCCTATGTCTTATAAATGAAGCAAAAAATATTGCATAACCTTGTTTAAGTTTTGCAACTTTACCTTCGGACATTAATTCTAAGTCTCCACCTTCAAACTCTAATTCTGGTGACAATAAACATGTCATTGATATTTTTCTAACTGGCGGTTCGTGAACCATGTTCACATCATTATCTACATGCCAATCATAAAACCCGCCTTCTGGATACTCTGTGTATTGTGCAGGTTCCGTTAAACGCATTCCATCAAAACCGAAATGATTACCATTAGTTTGTTTCATAATATCTTCAATGTCTTTGTACATATCCAACATTTTTTTAAATGGTATCCAACTAATGTGTGAGGTTCTAGTTTCAGTATCGAGCGCACCCCCTTTAACTCCTTTTTTATTTCCAACTTTTGCATCTTGTTTAGGTTCCTTACGTCCAGCTTCAATAATCATTTTACATTGTTCAGGTGTAAAGATTGGTGTAGTCGTCTCTACTATAAAAGATCTCCATCGTGGCTCTGTTATCATACTAATATCCGTATTCTATCCATCCCGTTATTATATATTTGTCATTTGATAGAGGTGGGTTGCCTCTATGAATGTGTGTAAATTGTGAAGGCCATACTAACAATGTATTTTTTTCAGGTTTAAACCTACACTTTTGATATAAAAATTCTGTCTCTCCACCTTCTGTTACATCATTTAAATATATCATAAAAGCTAGTATTCTATTTCTTGCTTTCATTTCTGCATTTTCACAATGCCAAAAATGATAACCTTCACCTACTTTAGTTTTTTGTATTTTAACTTCTAGTATGTTGTGAGTGGCTAATTTTTTTAGATAAGAATATTTTTGAACATACAAAGGATATACTTCTTTAAAAAACAAATCTATAAAAGGTTTGTTATTATAAGTCATTGCAACATTTGTATCTCTTATAGTATCAATTGCATTATCTGATACTAACATCTCATCCTCTCGTCTAGGATATACTGCACCTTGTTGCTCACACTTATTAAAATAATTTGTATAATTTTCTATTAATTCATTAGGCATAAAATTTTTAAATATACCTATGTGGTCGTCTCTAATTAAATACTGTTTATCCATTAACTAGCTCCTCTATTTTTAATAGGATCAAACTGTACGTCACAGTTTGCAGCTAGTGTTCGTCTAGTCTCATTCGTTCCGTTAAAAGGATAAACACAGTGTCTCATATCATATGGAAACACATAAAAATCTCTAAGGTCCATGGGTGGTTGATAATCTATTTTAGCAAATTGACCATTGGCTGCACCCAATATTTGTAGTCTACCATTTTGTGGTACGTCGGCATTAGAATATTCTTTACCATATGTTGATGGTAGTTTTAAAATCATTACAGAAGATAGACCTGTAAACAACATACCTCTATGAATATGTGCAGGGTTATATTCATGTGCTTTCATTTCATTAACCCAAATAGAATTAAGGTGAGTATCATAATCTCTAATTTTATTAAATGCTAAATAGTGTTTAAATATATTCATAAAATAATCAGTTACGTTTTTTGGTAATAGATTATGGTTTTTCATCTTAGATTGATCTTGACCATTATAAAAAAGACTATGTTCGTTTTCAATCTTACCTACTAACTGTGTATTAGCAGGTGCTAATCTATGAAAGTTTTGTTCGTATATTTGATTAATCGAAGAAAAAATATCTAACGGTACTTGATACTTTAAAACTGATTGACCTAAAAATATAAAATCAAAATTAAAGTTTTGGTTTTCCATCCTGAGTAATTTGTTCTTTTCTTTCTTTATTGTTTTCTAACTCACCAGATTTTTTAATTCTTTGTAATGATTGTAGTTGTCCCATCACATTAAATATATCTGTGTCAGATGAATGCTCATTTAATGTTTTTGCTTTTTGTGCATAATGTAAACCATAAGATTCTAATTGATGTTGGTTAACATCTTTGTCATTAAATGATCCGTCGTTAAATTCTTTTTTTAATCCAGACCACATTTTAATTTCTCTCATTCTATGTCTAGCTGTTTTTTCCATAGACGCTTTTCCAAATCTACATTCATCTATATCTATTTGATATTTAGTTAATTTATATTCATCTTTTTCAGATTCTATTTTACTTTCTAGCCATTTAATCTTTGCTTCATTTCTTCTATAATCAAACGATAATGTCATTAAGTTATCTAAGTAAGTTGATTGTTCTCTAACACATTGCCAATACTTTGCAGCTTTAGTAGGGTATCTATTGTCTTGTAGTACAGAAAATCTAGCCTCTGTTTCTGTTCTAAACATTTGTTTTTTAGTCCAAGTGTCACGAAGCTCATCTACCATACTTTTAAATGCAGATAGATCTTCTTGTTCTAATAAATTATTTAAATAAATTTCTTCTTTTTGTATAATATCTTTAACGTCTTTTTTCATGTCTTTCTCCATTAGTTAAACACAATATATAGTATATAAAAAATATTACAAGTCTTAACTAGATTCAATAACGTCTGTTAATAAACCATCACCATACCATTCTTCGGTTGCTGCTGTAAGTGCTTCTCCTCCAAAACCAAGTGCTGCAGTATTAGTGCCTGCTCCTGCTAAAGAAACTCTTGTTGTGTTTAAATCACCAACATTAATCCAGTTAGTTCCATCCCAAGATTCTGTAAGGCCTGTGGCACTTGGAGTATTACCCGCAAATGCTAAAGCTAATGTATTAGTACCTACTCCTGCTAAATTTCTTCTAGCAACATTTAAATTATTTACTTCACTCCAACTAGTTCCGTTCCATGATTCTGTTAATGCTGAAAAAGTGGGTCCTGTTCCTCCAAAAGCTAATGCTGCAGTATTTGTAACACCTGATCCTGCTAAACTTCGTCTTGCTGTATTCATATCATTTACTTCTGTCCAGTTAGTTCCATTCCAAGTTTCAGTTAGTGTTATATTAGAAGGATCTGGACCATCTCCACCAAAAGATAAAGCCGCTGTATTAGTTCCAGCTCCTGCTGCTAATGATTTTGCTATATTTAAATCATTAACTTCAGTCCAAACGTATCCATTCCAAGATTCAGTTTTTGCTGATAGTGCTGGAACCTGTCCACCAAAAGCTATTACTGCAGTATTTACAACACCTGCCGCTGATAAACCTGAGCTAGCAGTATTCATATCATTGACTTCAGCCCAAGCAGTTCCGTTATAAGATTCTGTTGTTGCTGATTTACCACCAGGTACTAATCCAGAAAATGCTAAAGCAGCTGTTTGAGTTCCCGCTCCTCCTAAATTTTGCCTCGCCGTATTCATACTCCCACCAGTAATCCATGCACCTACGGCAACGCCTGCGTTCCATTCTTCTGTTGCTGCTGTTACAGATCCATCAGTTCCACCAAAACCTAAAGATGAAGTATTACTGGCGCCAGCAGCGGCTACAGTTGCTCTTCCAGTTATCATGTCAGTCACTTCAGACCAAACACCGCCATTCCATGATTCCGTTTTTTGTTGATATATATCAGGAGGAACATTCCCACCAAAAGCTAATGATGATGTAGATGTTCCAGCAGCGCCATGAGTTTCTCTTGCAGTATTCATATCATTTACAGCATACCAACTTGTTCCATTAAAAGCTTCTGTTGATTTCGAAACGGCGCTAATATATCCTCCTAAAGCTAAACCTGCTGTTGAGGTTCCTACTCCAGCTGTTTTTCTTCTTGCAGTATTTAAATCATTGACTTCAGTCCAATTTGTGCCGTTCCATAATTCATTTTTATCTGTTGCTGTGTTTCCAGGGGGAACGGATCCACCAAAATATATGGCTGCTGTATTATCTGCTCCTGTTCCTCCACCTTGAAATCTTGCAGTGTTTAAATTATTGACTTCAGTCCAATTAGTTCCATTCCATGTTTCTGTTGTATTACTTGCAGCTGTTCCATCCCATCCGCCATAACCTAAAGCTGATGTTTGAGTTCCATTACTACCGAAGCTTTCTCTTGCTGTATTTAAATTATTTAATTCAGTCCAAGTAGAACCATTATAAGCTTCTGTTTCATTTTTTACACCTGGCACACCGCCAAAACCTAAAGCTGCTGTTTGTGTACCAGCACCACCCATAGAACCTTTTGCAGTATTTAAATTACCACCACTAGACCAAGCAGTAGCAGTAAATTGTTTACGACCTTTAAGTTGTTCTGTAGTTGTGTTGTACCAAACTTGACCAACAAGTGGATTTGATGGATCTGAAGATACTGCTTCTATATCTGTTCCGTGTATTTCTTTATACGTTGCCATACTATTCTATCGTCTCCGTTATAATTCCTGTGCCATTCCATTCTTCAACGTCTGTTGCTGAATCTCCTCCTCCAGAAACTATTCCAATTGTTGTAGTTCCAGCTCCAGCTGGACCATTTCCACTACTTCTTGTAGTATTTGAATTATTTTCATTTGACCAAGTTGTACCATTCCAAAATTCAGTTTGCGTGTTTGGTGAAGATTCTCCACCAAAACATAAAGCTGCTGTTTGTATTCCAAAACCAGCTATATCATTTCTTGCAACATTTAAATTATTTACTTCAGTCCAATTAGTTCCGTTCCAAGATTCTGTGTTTCCATAATTAGCAACAGTAGTGCTTTCTCCTCCAAAAACTAAACCTGCTGGTGAAAGCCCTGCGGCTCCCGTAAATCTTCTTGCAACATTTAAATTATTTACTTCAGTCCAATTAGTTCCATTCCAAGATTCTGTATCTAAATTTCTACCCTCTGGCTCTTGTCCTCCAGCTAGTATGGCAGCTGTTGAAGTACCAAAATCTCCTCCTGTTCTTCTAACTTTATTTAAATTATTTACTTCAGTCCAATTAGTTCCATTCCAAACTTCTGTATTAACAACTTCAGCACCATCTGCGTTTGATCCACCAAAAGCTAATGATGCGGTACTTGTTCCATTCACAGCTGAGTGAAGACTGGCTCTTCCTGCATTTAAATTATTTAATTCAGTCCATGAAGTTCCATTATATAATTCTGTAATTGTTAAGGCAGGAGATACACTTGGATTATTTCCTCCAAATACCAATGCTGCAGTTTGAGTTCCTGATCCTTTAACACCTTTTCTTCCTACGTTTAAACTTGCAGCTGTTGACCATGCCCCTACTGCAAGATTTCGATTCCACAATTCTGTGACTGCCGACAATGCTGGTACTGCGTTGTATCCACCATTAGCTAAAGCTGCTGTTTGTGATCCTGTTCCAATAGGACCTGATTTTGCTTCATTCATATCATTAACTTCGGTCCAAACTGCTCCATTCCATTCTTCGGTTTGAGCTCTTACAGGATCTTGTCCACCAAAATATAAAGCTGCTGTGTATGTACCTGCTCCTGCTCCATCCCTTCTTCCAGTATTTAAAACATTTACTGCAACCCAATTAGTTCCATTCCAAACTTCTGTAAGAGTTAAATTATTAGAAGATGGGTTTCTACCACCAAAATATAAAGCTTCTGTTGCTGTTGTTCCTGCTGCGGCTGCATAACCTCTCGCAGTATTTAAATTATTTACTTCAGTCCAATTCGTACCATTCCAAACTTCTGTTTCATTTATTACAGCAGTTCCATTATGACCACCAATTGATATACCAGATGAATTATTTGCTCCTGCTCCATCTGCTAAAAATTTTGCAGTATTTAAATTATTAACTTCAGTCCAATTTGTGCCGTTCCATAATTCTGTTGCATTTTGTTTACCAGGTCCAGCTTCACCACCAAACCCTAAAGCACTTGTTGAAGTTCCAAATCCTGCTAAGGCACTTCTAGCGGTATTTAAATCATTAACCTCTGTCCAATTAGTTCCATTCCAAACTTCTGCAACTCCTACAATAGCAGTTCCATCGTGACCTGCAAAATATACAGTCGCTGCTTGTGTTCCAGCTGCAGCTCCATCATATCTAGCAGTATTGGCAATATTAGCAGTGCTCCAAGCAGAACCTAAAGTAGTTTTACGAATACGAAGACTATGTACATTTACGTTATACCATAACTGTCCTACATACGGATTATCAGGATCCGTAGTATAGTTCTTTATCTTACTACCTTTAATTTCTTTGTACTCGGCCATTATTTTCCTTACTACTCAATCAATGTTATGTCTGCTGGTCTACTACGTAATCTCTCAATTTTTTCGTCTGCAGTTTCACCGCTAACATTGTCAGCGTCCCATGCATTTTGAGCAGTAGTAATTTTAGCATCAACAATTGTTTGAGTTTCAGATAACGTTTTAACAGTTCCACCTACTTTTGCAATCCAAAGATTTGCATGTTTATTGTAAGCGGGAACTTGCCAAACATTACCAGGAAAACTTGTAAAAGTAATTTTTATTGATTCAACGTGATCAATAAAACCTTTACCCCAGTTTTCTGCTACACAGTATTGATATGTTTTTGCCATAGTTTCCTCCTTATGTTTCTGTTGTTGTTGTTGTTGTTTTTATTACGAAACCTGTTCCAGACCATTCTTCAGTTGATGCTGTTTTAGATGGATTTGAACCTCCAAAAGCTAGACCTGCTGTTGTTGTTCCTCCACCAGAAGGATAAGCTCTTCCAATATTCATATCATTAATTTCTGTCCAGTTAGTTCCGTTCCATTCTTCTGTTGCACCTGTGGGAGGTGATCCTCCAAAAGATAACGCTGCTGTTGCAGTTCCCATACCACCATGAGTTTGTTGAACTGCATTTAAATCGTTTACTTCTGTCCAGTTAGTTCCGTTCCAAGTTTCTGTAAACCTTGTACTACCTGGATCATCTCCTCCAAAAACTAAACCTGATGTATTATCAGCCCCCGAACCAGCAAACAAACCTCTATTATTATTTAAATCATTTAATTCAGTCCAGTTTGTTCCATTCCAAGATTCTGTTTTTCCTGTATGGGGATCTGATCCAACCATCAAAGCTGATGTTGCTGTTCCAATTCCTGCACCCGATCTTCTGCCCGTGTTTAAATTGTTTACTTCCGTCCAAGTATAACCATTCCAATTTTCTGTATTATTAAAACTTGTGCTTGGTGGACTAAATCCACTAAAAGCTAATCCAGAAGCACTATCAGCTCCAGCACCAGCAAGATATCTTCTTGCAGTATTTACATCATTTACTTCAGCCCAAGATGATCCATTCCAAGTTTCTGTTTTTGTTGCAACAGTACCTCCAGGATCAACACCTCCAGCATAAGACAAAGCAGATGTTGTAGTTCCATGTCCTGCTGCTTGATGTTTAGCAGTATTTAAATCATTACCTGTAGACCATGCCCCAACAGCATTACCACTTGCGTCTACAACTTGATCTTGATATTTAAATTCTGAATTAGTACTATCATACCAGAGTTGTCCTGTGATTGGATTACCTGGATCTCCAGCAACATTTTGAACTGCTGTTCCGTGTATATCCTTATATGTAGCCATGATTATTTACTCTTCAGCAACCAACCTTGAGTAGAATCTGTAAATACCAAAGTGTTTGCTGCTCTTTCTGTAGCCACAGTTAAATTGTCTGTGGATCCATGAATTTTTTCTGAACCATTAGTAGCAATTGTTAAATTTTCAGTATCAAACGTTCCTCCATAATCTAAAAATGAAACTTCGTCACCAATAGATCCTGCAGGTAATGTTAAAGTAAATGCTCCACCTGATGTATTACAAAAAACACCTTGACCAGCTGCTGCTGTAAAGTTTCCTGTTTTAACTGCTTGCCATGATGTTCCACCACCAATGTATGTTTTGATATCTGTCATTGCAACTTGGACCATTGTACCAGCATCATTTAATACAACTCTGTCTGCATCTGCAACTGTTGTAGAAGTAGCGGATGTTCCACCATCAACTATGTTTAGTTCTGCTGCTGTAGAATCTACAGCTGCTAATTTTGTTAAGTCTGCTTGTACTAATCCAGAAACACCATCAAGTAAATTA